TAGCTCCTAGTACCGTCCAGCGTTCGTACATGTTTGCTAGTGCTGTATATCCACCTGGTTTGCCCTCAGTCATTTGCATGGCGATGGGGTTTCTGCAGGATGACATAGTGATTGCTCTACTTGCGTACGAGTTGGAACCGGGATCGAGTGTAAGCTCGTTGGCCCATCTGAGTTTAGTGAATTTGACTGGTGGGTCTCCTCCGATTGGCATCGGTCTGTATCGTCTAAAACGTCGGCGATTATTATACCTCCGTCTTTTATAACGAGTTTTTTTGTTTTTAGATCGAAAGTTCTTGCGGGGCATCGTTTGAGTTTTGGTTTTTCTATAGAGAAAACATTTTTTTCGAGTTGCACAGAGGTCTGTTGCACAGAGGTGAGCGGTAATACTGGACGCTCACCTATTTTTAAAATTTCCTTCAGCTCGGCTTGAATTTTTTCTTTCTTCAACCGGTGCTTAGGAGAATCGTAGATTTCATGCATTTGTTCTGTTATTCCAAAGTCAGCCATTCTCTTCTCGAATGCTGCCATATTGGTTCTGTAGTGTCTTTTACTTGAGTCCCATACATCTCTCCAATGTAGGTTACTGTTAACTATAATGTATTTACTAGTGAATTTTTCACTAGAACCCTTGATGGGTACTCTAGCTTTTTTAGACGAGTCAAACAGGTCTAAAAAGTGGTTTAGGGGTATATTGCCCCTAAATTCTTCTATAATAACAACTTCTTGTTGTTCATATCCATCCCACCATGACTCCATCTTATCGGACTGGGCATGGTAGTCTTCGGCAAGGTGTTCAGCAATCATCTCAGATCGATGTGTCTTACCGGTACGGGGAGGTCCATAGATCCATATCAATCTGGTTTGCTGTTGCCTGTCAGGCGTGAAGTGTAACTTGCAGGCTTGGGCATATTTCATATGTCTAGCGAGGCAGGGTTGTATTTCATTAATACAGAGTGCTTGTTTAGTGGTTCCACCATCCTTATAGTGGTCCCGTAGTGTTAATAGATCGGTTCGGCGTCCCATTGTTGGTGGTGTACCCCACACAAAAAGGGGATCCGTGCCGTTAACTTTAGTTCTTTCTTTATCACAGTATGCGATATATTTCTTAGCGGTTGACCGTAACTTCTCTACGTGAGCTTGTTCTTGGCCAAAAAGCTCCTTGATCTTCTTTATATTGAATGCTTTAGCGTGTTTAAACCATACGTAGGCATGGTAATGCAGTTCTTGATTTTGAGTAGACTTTTCTAAGCCTCCGATATGCATGTACTTCACTCCGTATTCGTGAAGGACATCCTCGGTTACTTCCATCATTGGATAATTTTTCCAGAGGGTAACTGCGATTGAACGGGTGCGTGTCATTTTATACTAGTGAAAATATTTTTATTTTGGGAATCTCAGAATTTTTTTGGGGCAAAAAGTTCATTATCCCTCCGGGGGCACCTGCCGTGGGCCTAAATTCTGGTCCGTCGACCCAGAGGGTACCCCGACGAACTCGCTCCGCTGTGGGGCCTCCAGCCGGGACTGTTTAATCAGCTCGTACAGGTGTCTTGTCCGACCAGCGTACGATATAGTCCACAACTACTAGTAGTGACATTGGGCCTGGATTGTTATTGCCCACGGAAAATGTATATACTTCTGCGAAGCAATTCTTTCCTGGGTCTGAATTAGAAGTTCCTCCGTAATCATCTTCATTTGCGAGAAGATTAGTTTTGGAAATTTTCCAGAATTTCTTTGCACTGTATGTTCTAGTGATGGTTGTTCCGTTTGCTAGCATGGAACCGACTACACGTCTCATGCGGTTGTCTCTTGGTTGTTCGAATAGGGAAGCTGCTCCGTTGGATGCGATGTTAGCGAATTCACCGGTGTTTCTTGCGAAGTAGATTCCACAGTATGATGGAACTACGGCATCTTGTAGGTCGTCAGTTGCTACTGGGGTATAGATAACTTTGATTTTAGCTCCTAGTACCGTCCAGCGTTCGTACATGTTTGCTAGTGCTGTATATCCACCTGGTTTGCCCTCAGTCATTTGCATGGCGATGGGGTTTCTGCAGGATGACATAGTGATTGCTCTACT